GCGTAGTCATCCTGAAGCAAACCCTGAGCGTGGTGGCTCTTATGCATTCATACCATTGGACATACTTCTGAAGTATGGTGCTTTGGATGGTAAGGCTACATACTTGCTTAATGATCTGATGTTGCCACAGCTATCAGATAAACAGAAAATCTTGTACGAGGATGTCATTATTCCAGCCAGTAACATGCTTTGCAGAATGCAGTCCAATGGATTGTTGGTTGATAAATATGTAGCTAAACGTTATGCTTGCATATACAAAATATTGCAAACTGAAGAATATGAAAAGATTGCTGCCGATAAGTTTGTTAAGATAATTGTGAAAAGTCATCAGGCATTATTAGATGCAGCTAATCATAAAAGTAAGCGAGCAATTTATAGATTTAATCCAAATAGTCACTTGCAGTTATCTGAACTTTATTTCAAATATTATAAGATTCCTGTTATAGAACGATCCAAAAAGACTAATGCTCCAACGACATCTGGACGTAAATATCGTAATGTATATGAGGAAGAGTTCCCAATATTAACTCATGTTCGCATATACAAGATGATGAATAAGATGCTCAGCACTTATTTGAATCCTGCTGCTGAAGGAGCGTGGGAATCGACAGATGGTCGTGTTCATCCAACATATAATCAGCACGGTACACGTACTGGCAGATTATCTTCATCGCATCCATTCAATGCTCAAAACATTCCTACTCCTGAAAAGGAGCCGGGAACTATCCTTGAGACATTGCCAATCAAGAATATTTTTACGCATAGTGACTGGTGGGATAGGGCAGGTAATGATATTGATCCTTCTGAAATATATGACGATGATTTTGATACGGGAGCACTTGTATCCGCAGACTATGCTGGCATGGAACTGAGAGTATTTGCATCCTGTTCCAATTGTCAACTTATGATTGATATCCATAAATCAGGTTTGGACTTCCATAAAATGGTGGCAGCACTGAGTCTTCATTACCTAACCAAGAATGATGTAGCACACGCTGCTGATAATATAGTTGAAATAAACAAGGTATTGGATCTGATTGATAAACCCACTCGCTATCGATATAAATGGACTAACTGGACATTGCTTTATGGTGGTGATGCTTATACATTACATAAGTTGTATGACGTTGATCTTGACGATGCAGAAGACACAATCAAGATTTATTATGATATCTTCCCAGAAGTATTAGACTATAAAGAATGGACTCAGGAGTTTGCCGAGGATCATGGTTATATAGAATCTCCATTCGGAAGGAGAGAACAGCTTGCGTATATTAACAGTAAATCTGATGAAGGCAAACGTAATAAAGACAGACGTGTGGCAGTTAACATGCCGATCCAATCGGCTGCCAGTGATACGCTTCTTATAGCTGCCGTGATATTAGATAAGAAATTACGTGAACAGCAGATGGCAAGTATGCTTGTCAATACTGTACATGACTCATTGTTAGGCGATTGTCCACGATATGAGATTGTGAAGTTTGGTTTGCTATGTCAGGATGTTATGGTGAATGTAGCAAACTATGCTAAGACCTATATGCCACGGATAGATTTCTCGTGGCTAAAATCACCATTGGCATCGGATGTTGAAATTGGATCACACTATGGGAACGAAGTAGATTTCGAAGAATGGAGAGTACAGTATGACCGACAATATAGTAAAGTCAATTGAAGGAACCAAAGTAAGACTGCGTATGGCAAGTGGTGGCTATAAGGATTTCGATATACTGGAACTATTCGCTATAGATGAGAATGATCTGAGCAAAGAGATGGCTCAACAAGCAAGCACCTATGGCTTCTTCACTGTGTTAGCTACCATGGCTGAGGATATTGCATCCAAGGCTACATTTCAGAAAGACATTGATGAAGCTGGAGCCGACCTAAATTATCGTGATGAATATGCCAAGAATGGCACGAAATTCACAGAGGCAACCATCCGAGCCACTATCATGTCAGATGAGAAACATATCAAGAAATGTGAGGTAGAATTACTCACACGTTATGATTTCAAATTGTTGAAATCCATCGTGGCTGCTTTGGATCAGCGTGCCTCTATGTTGGTATCCTTAGGCGCATGGAAACGTCATGAATATGACCAGGAAGGCATGAATATCAAAGAGCATGCATTGACAGAATCGGTTGATGCCGTCAAGACAGTTATGTCTGAACGTAAAGCACGGAAATTAACTCATTAATTCTTGGATGCAAGTTTAGTATAGTAGTACTTTGAACCTTAAGATTTAGTTTAGCTACACGATCGGGCAGTTTGCAGGTGCGCTTAGCAAGGTACGCAGAGCACCGAACACGCGGTAAATTCCTTGGGCTGTCTCCCGGTCTTAGTATGTACGGGCATTCAGAGGTAAGAGTCCGCTGCTCTTCATCGACGGATGTGGTGTAATATGAGGCACACTGAATGTCACGACATTAATGAGGTGTAAAATGGAATGCTTATACTTTGCGGCAATTATGTCAATAGTTTGTTTGATAACTTGGTTATATGAGAGGAAGCATAAATGACTATCAATGGTATCGAATTAGGTATAGCTAACTCAGGACGTCTCCCTCGTCTTGGGTTAGCTATACGTGATCCGATGCTTATCAGGCACTTGCCTAACATGTGGGCAACTGTCAATCATGCAGCGTCCTGGTCACGTGTAGAGAGATGGCTCAACCATAGGTTGGTGAAAACTATCGGCATCCTGAGCGTAGACGACCTTTCCTGGTTTGCTCCTTTGTCAGAACTGTGTCCTTCGATTCGCCGAGTCTCTCTACAAATTACTTGCTTGAGCTGTCTTGCTCAGTCGCTACTTTACTCATTTACTCTATTCACTCATTTGAAAGGAACTTGCTGAAATGGCTACAAAACCTGTTGAGAAATTGTCTCGTGCTGAACGTCTTGCTCGTATGCAAGAAAAGCTGAAGAATGTCGATTTGGGTGGCAGTGGAAGTGCCGGATTTTGGTCACCGAAAGAAGGCAAATCCATCGTCCGCATTCTTCCTGAGGTCGGTCCTGAGGAATATTCCTTTGTCATGGTTGATCCTGAGTCCGGTAAGGACACCGAGTTTGTCGTAGAGCCTCATGGCGAAATGGAATATTTCTTCCAAACTGTGGGCAAGCATACCTTCCCTCCTGATAACAAGAAGCACTGCTACTGCCCCAAATTCACTTCTGAAGGAGAATTGGATTGCCCAGTCTGTGATTTGACTGGTGATCTGTGGAAAGGTGACAAGTCATCCAAGGCACTAGCCAAAGAGATTGGCTTACGCAAGAGCTATTGGATGAACATCATCGTACGTGGCGAAGACAAGTCCGGTCCTAAGATTTTCACTCCTGGTGTCAAGATCTTCACAGCCATACAATCCATTATCAGCGATCCGGATTATGGCGATATCACTGATCTGGCTGAAGGTTTGGATATCACCATCGAGCGCAGTGGCAATGGTCTGGATACGGAGTATAACGTTACTCCTCGTCGCAAGTCCGGGCCGGCATCAGAAGATCCAAACATCATCCTTGAGTGGATGAGCAAAGCCAAAGACCTGTCATATGTCCAAGTAGGCGACAATCCGGAAGACGACAAGGAATTGTCTGGCGAACATGCCGTATGGCTGCTGCCTTATGATCGTATCAGTCGAGAGATGGATTTGGATGGTGATCTCCTGACTGAAGATGATGCTGCGGAAGAGACAGTTGAAGAAGAAGAACCTGTCCGCAAAACTGCTGCTCGACCTGCTCCTGTTGCTCACAAAGTTGCTAAAGAAGAAGTTGACGACGATGAAGTGACTCCTGCCAAAAGGGAAGTTACAAATCGTATGGCACGTCGCTCGTTGCGGCGGTAACCAACAATCCTCCTGGTATATGGGAGGCTGGACGACCTCCAGCCTCCCTAACATTGTAAACCATGACTATAAAATTCATTCATTTTAGTGATGCACATATCGGAGCGGATTCTGTCGGTCCAATAGATGTTGCTACTCGTATATCAGGTCGTGTTCTCGACTATTTGGATATGCTGGATGCAATCGTTGACTTTGCCAAACAAGAAGACGTTGATGCCGCATTTTTCACTGGTGATTTATTTCACACCAATGATCCATCACCAACTTATTTGAATGAAGCCAGTAAACGTATAGTCAGACTTGCTGGCATATGTCCAGTGATTATGTTGGTAGGCAATCATGATATGTCCAGACTTGATAAGCCATCATCTGTAGAAGTCTACAATACATTAAATGTTCCAAACATTCATATAGGCAACAATTACGAGTTACTGGATATAGAAACAAAGTCCGGTCTGATAACTGTTGGCACATTGCCTTATCCTACCAGGCAAATTCTAGGAGATGATATTCGCAATCGTCCTGTTGAAAAGACTAAGGAATTGATTAAGAAACGTATAGCTGCTATAGTCAAAGACATGGTGGCTCATGTCAGTGAAGGAATACCAAATGTCCTATTGGGGCACTTCACTGTGGTCAATGCTATGATAGGTGAAGAGCACAATATGAGTATGTTCAACGATACAGATATAGCATTAGAAGATTTGGTTGATCCTTGCTGGAGTTACATAGGTTTGGGACATATTCATAAATTTCAGTGCTTGTTTGAAGATCCTCCTGTGGTATATGCCGGTAGCATAGAGCGTGTGTCATTCAATGAGGAAATGGAAGCCAAAGGATTCATTTATGGCACTATCGAAGGTACAGATGCAGCCAAATGGGAATTCATTCAACTTGACAGTCGTCCTTATGTGACATTATCTAAGGTGATAACTGAAGGTGATCCAACCAAGAAAGTCCTGGCATTGCTTGCTAAACGTGATGTGAAAGCTGCAGTGGTACGCATAATGATTAAGTTGCCAGCTGAAATGCGACACATGTTGGATGTGTCAGTTATACAAGAAGCAGTCATGGCAGCCGGAGCATATTGTGTAGCCTCATGTCATGTGGATGCCAGGCAAGAAAGTGTCGAGCGTATCTCATCTGAGACTTTTCATCCGGGCATGACGCCGATGGAATTATTGAAGGTATACTTAAAGGAGGCAATCAACAAAGACGATGATGAGATTGCAAGTTTAGTATCTATGGCTGTTCCATTCATGTCGGATGATGCTTATGATGAAGTCATTTCTAATAAGGAAGAACCTGAAAAGGTTAGTGGTTACAGACAGGTTAGGAGAAGGGAATGAGTGATGCAGATAAAATCTTAAAGGCTCTTAAAGCAAGGAAATTTGAAGTATCCTTCTTAAGCGATGACAATTCTCCATGTACCGTAACCAAATGGATATCTACTGGTTGTATAGCTTTGGATGCTATTTGTGGTGGTGGGATTCCTACAGGCAGATTGGTAGAATTCTTCGGTGCTCCCAGTTCTGGAAAATCATTAATAGCTTCTCAGATTGCTGCTAATGCACAGAAACAAGGGGCAGTGGTAGCATATGCTGACACAGAATCATCAGTTAGCAAGGCCATGATGGTCAAACTAGGTGTTGATATCGATCAGTTGATTTATGATCAGCCTGATAGTGTAGAACAGATATTCGATTTCTTTGATGGTTGCGTAGATGTACGTAACAAAGTCAATGCAGAAACTCCATTATTGTTGATTTGGGATAGTGTGGCAGCTACGTCATCTGAATCTGAAATGACTAATGATTATGGCAAAGCCACCATGGGTATCCATGCCAGACTGATATCGCAATCGTTGCGCAAATTTATTAGGATAATGTCAAAACAGCAGATAAGTATGCTGTTCTTGAATCAAATCAGAGAGAATATTGGCGTGATGTTTGGAGACAAGTACACAACGTTTGGAGGCTTGGCAATTCCATTCCATTCCAGCATCAGAGTCAGTCTGAAATTGTCATCCAAGATAAAGATTGAGCATGGCAAGTTGAAACAGATTGTAGGTATGAATATATTGGCAACATGCGTAAAAAATAAAATTGCCGTGCCGTTTGCAGAAGCAACCATGCCGATTCACTTTGGATCAGGTATCGATGATGCGTTTTCTACATTATACTATCTTGAAGATCATGAAATGGTTGATAACAATGCTGGACATTACACAATCGCAATCGATGCTGAAGAGTATAAATTTACCAAGGCTACATGGCGAGAATTCTTTGATGCCAATCATGACTTATTGAGAGATATAATTATGTCATCTGTTGATAGTGATGCAAACTATGCATCCAAGACTGAAGAATCTGAGACAGAGGAAGAATGAAGCCTATAAAATACTGTATAGATTGTGGTAAAATAATAAGCACAAACTGTACACGATGCAAAAGTTGCGAAAACACGCACAGAGCATCACTAAGAACTAAGATTGTAACATATTGTATAGACTGCGGTGTAGTGATAGGCAATAGAGCTATGCGCTGTGCATCATGTAATCATAAATTCGTGTGGACTATGCCAGATTACATAAGAAAACAGTCTGAACGTATGACGAAAGTCATGTCAATATTGCGTAACGATCCTAAGCATAAAAAAGCTATGTCAGATGCATCTAATAAAATGTGGGAAAATCCAGAAAGACATCAGATGCAGTCTGAATGTATAAAATCAAATGCATTAAAAC